AGCCGTTCTGGCGGCCGATAGCGTACCCGTTCATGCGGCTCTGATAATCGCCGCGGAGCAGGCCTTCCAGATTGAACTTCACGAAATACACGGCTTTTTCGTCCTTGGACAGGAGCGACCGCTGAATGGACTGCTCCCAGCGGATGACCCAGGGGTCAAGGGTGTATTTCACGAACTCAAGGGACTGCTGTTCAATATTAGAAAAGCTCGACTTTTCCAGGTCGCCGACCATGTGAGGTGGCACTCGGAAAATTCGAGCGATTTCATTGATTTGGAATTTTCGTGTTTCGAGAAACTGCGCCTGCTCCGGCGAGATGCCGATGGGCGTATATTTCATGCCTTCTTCCAGCACGGCAATCTTATTGGCGTTGCCGCTGCCGCCGAAGGTGGACTGCCAGCTCTCCCGCACTCGCTGTGGGTCTTTGATAGTGCCGGGGTGTTCCAGCACACCACCCGGAGCGGCACCGTTGGCGAAGAATTTTGCGCCGTATTCCTCGCAGGCAATCGCCATGCCGATGGCGTTCTTTGCCATAGCGATGGGACTGTAGCCCACCAAGCCGTCAAAACCCAAACCGGGAATGTGAAGCACTTCGGCTGGGTCAAGATAGGCCGTTGAGCCTTTCATGGTTGGTGCATCGTCGGGTTGGGTAGAATAGAGGTAGTAGAGCTTGCCGTTTTTATCCCGGTTGACCTCCATGCGGTTGGGCATAAGCGGGTACAGCGCCACCACTTCGCCCTTGCCGTTTCGGATGATCTGAGCGTAAGCGTTTCCCCAGAGGAGTAGGTGCGTCATGAGCGTTTCCCGGAATACGAAGGAGCTCATTTCCGGGTTCGGCTCATCGTGGAGCAAGCGGTAGAGCGGATGGTCGAGCGCCATTGCCTTGCCGCCGCTGTCCGTGTATTTATAAAGGTGCAGCGGCAGTCCTGCGACAGCTTCCGACAAGATACGGACGCAGGAATACACGGCAGTCATCTGCATGGCGGAGCGCTCCGTTACCGCTTTGCCGGAAGTCGTGCCACCGAAGAAAAAGGCATAATTGCTACCCGATGTGCGGTTCTGAGGCTTGTCTCTCGATTTGAATAATCCTGAAAAGATACCCACTTACATCACACTCCTTCAAAATGGGTAAAGGAAAAGCACCCATCACATGACGGGTGCTATCCATGGGGTGTATTATGCCGTTATTTCATATTTGACTTTTAAATTGTTGCACCAACTAAAGTTAAGATGCCCTTCTTTCTGCAAACGACCCACTACTATTCCGGGAGCAATTCCAGCTGAACTTGCAAAGCAAATAATAGCTTCTTGCGAGAAATTATGCTGAGCAACAAAAGGATCAAAAGCACTCCGCGGGATTAGTACATCCCGTGCGAAACTGTCTGCTTCCTTTTCGGCGGCATCATCAATTTCGCCGTTTCGATTTAGATGACCCAAAAGAATATGTCCGATTTCATGAAATAGACTAAACCAAAACTTATCCGCATCTTTTCCTCGTACAGTAAGCCCCATTACGATTTTATTGTTGTCAATAAAAGTAGCACCATGTAGAAAAGACCCACCAATGTGCGGCAAAAAAACAAGGGCTATTCCACAATTCGCCAGGAGCTTGCATAGTTCACTGCAAAACACGGCGGGGTCTTTTGTGGTCATGGCTCGTATTGTGGGAAGCTGTTTCGTTAATTCTTTAAGGTCGATGGGCATAGTTTGGACTTTTCTTGCTTCAAGTTTAGCTTCTTGCACCCACGCAATCAATGCAAAATCTGATTTTTCGGTAATAGACAAGCGACGGCAAGCAATACAAGGTAGCAGATTTTCGTTAGAAAGCTTATCGAGCTGAACTACTTCGAAAAACTTTCTTAGGTGTACAACACGCTCTTCAGGGTTCCTCGTGTTAGGTAACCACGAATTCTTGGACATTTCCGAATAAGGAAATTTTTTTGCTATTTCTTTGTCAGCATCCAGAGCATTTTCAGCATCCACTTTTGCTAATTTTTCGCGGTAGATAGCTTCGAGATTGCTCCAGAAACTTGCAGGCATTCCGAGCACCAGCTCCAATCTGTAGGCAACATCTGGTGTTAGTTGCACATTGCCATTGATTAAATGGCTGATGTGTTTTTCGGACATACCCATACGAGAAGCAAATTCCTTCTGGCTCATGCCTCTGTCATCAAGCTGCTCCTTGATTGTGGCCCCTGGTGGTGTGGCAATGTAGCTGCGACTTCTCGTCATAGTGGTTTCCTCCTTCAAATAAGCACCCGCTTCATCAATGATAGTCTACAATCTCAATAATATTCGCAATTTGAATATCTGCGCCGTTTTTTTCAAAAACAAGTCGCATGGGATGGACTAAATCCATCGCAAATTGATTTTTTCGATTATGGTGTAGTGGGTGACAACGACCTATGTGGTATTGTATCAAGTATTCGACGCTTGAGGCGGCAGTAATTTGATCGATTCTCATCTGAATTTTTTCTGCCATCTCTAGCCCATACCTTTTTTCAGCAACTGTTGCATTGGTACACACCTTTTCAATGCTTCTAGTTTGATACTTGATTTCCAACGAACCACCTCGCTCATTTACCTCATAGGTTAATTTTATTATAGCGAGTCCAGACGGTTATGTCAAGAGAAAAATTAACCTTGTAGGTAAATTTAATCTGATGATTCATGAGCGAATTACTGGCACGAGCAATTCGTGAGGATTGTATTTATTATACTTCATTGGCTCGGGATTTGTTCTCATTATAATGGATAAAGAAGGACAAGTTTGTCAAAACTTGACGATTATCAAATAAACAGTAAACCTCGACTGTCATAAACAGACTCGGTCTTGTCGTTTCCACAGCGTATAGCTCTGTCAAGTGCCATAATGGTCGCCACGGCACCATCGATTTTCTCTGTGGATTTCTCTTTGTCCGGCTTGATGTTTCCGGCAGGGTCGGTGCGGATGAAAATGTTGTCCATCATCCAGCGGAGGACAGGATGCCCGCCGTGGGCAATGCGCTGTTCCAGCACCAGCTTCATCAGCTCCTTGGTGGGAGGGGACATATCCTTGAAGCCCTGCCCGAACGGAACGACCGTGAAGCCCATGCCCTCAAGGTTCTGCACCATCTGCACAGCGCCCCAGCGGTCAAAGGCGATCTCCCGAATATTGAAACGCTCCCCCAGGCTTTCGATAAATTTCTCGATGTAGCCGTAGTGAACGACATTGCCCTCGGTGGTCTGAAAATATCCCTGCCGCTCCCACACGTCGTATGGCACGTGGTCGCGCCGGACTCGGAGTTCCAGGTTGTCTTCCGGTATCCAGAAGTACGGCAGGATGATGTATTTGTCGTTCTCATCTTCCGGCGGGAACACAAGCACGAATGCCGTAATGTCCGTTGTAGAGGACAAGTCCAGACCGCCGTAACAGACACGGCCTTCCAGATCGTCCTCGCTGATGGCAAACTCGCACTTGTCCCACTTGTCCATGGGCATCCAGCGCACCGCCTGTTTGACCCACTGGTTAAGTCTCAGCTGTCGGAAGGAGTTCTCTTCGCCTGGGTTCTGCTTGGCGGACTCGCAGGCGTCCTTCACTTTGTCGATACCCACCGTGATGCCGAGGGACGGATTGGCTTTCTTCCAGACCTTCGGGTCCGTCCAATCGTCCGCTTCCTCCGCACCGTAGATAACGGGATAGAAGGTGTGGTCGATCTTGCGTCCCTCAATGATGTCTTTGGCTTTCTGGTGAATCTCATAGCAGATGGACTTCGTATCATTGCCGGCCGTGGTGATGAGGAAATACAGCGGCTGCATACGAGCGTCGCCGGAGCCTTTCGTCATAACATCAAAGAGCTTGCGGTTGGGCTGCGTGTGTAACTCATCAAACACCACGCCATGGGTGTTGAAGCCGTGCTTATTGCCGACATCGGCAGAGAGCACCTGGTAGATACTGCCCGTTGGCTGATAAATGAG